CTCTAATGCTAACCTTAGCATTAGGTGCTTTATTACCTAACAGTACCAAATCGTCGCCTGTTGTCGAAACGTGATGTGCTTGTATAGCACCAAGTGTCGAACCAACTCTAAACTTAAACATTCCAGCACCAGCGGAACCGCTTGGCATTGTGTAAAGTTCATTATCGTCCCAAAGAATAGTTGCATCGGCGTTTGCTGTACCTCGGTCAATTTGTATACCTGATGTACCTAGCGTAACTCCGTTGTTTGTTTCACCTTGGTTTAAAACAATAATGTTATCTTTGATTGTTAAGTTTTCAGAACTAACAGTTGATGTGTTACCTAAAACAGTAAGGTCGCCGGTAACAACCACAGTACCCTGTTCATTGCCCGTATTAAGGGTAATTGTTCCGTTAGGGTTTGTTTCGATTGCATAATCACCTGAAAGTCTAAGTACGTCTTTGGCCATTTATTAGGATCCTTTGTGTTAACACAGTTATTTAGTCAAAAGAAAAGGGCAAAGCAAGTTTGCCCTCTTCAGTTTATGTAACTAAAATTATACTGCTGTTAAGCGTAGGATTGTAGTTGATGAATCATCTTCAACTGCCCATGTGTACTTATTGTTATCCCAATCGTACGCAAGTCTTGAAGTAAGTTTTCTTAGATTTACAGCATTCATTCCTGATGTAAAACCTTGAATAAGCATTTCATCAGCCGCTAAAGAACCAATTGCTTTGTTCACTAGTGTACAAATACCAGTGTTCGCACCAACAGTTACTTTGAACTTAGATGAACTTCTTTGTTTAACGATGTAACCTTCACCTTCAGCGTTAGCACCAATTTGTGCATATGCACCGATAGATTGATCGTTTACTCCGCTTCTAGCACCGAAGTATCTTTTATTAATAGGTCTTCCCATTTGTTTCTCCTTATGTTTGACGTTCTAGGTCTACGCGGCGGGTACCGCATAAGTCCGCCTTGTCAGGGGCACACTTTATGACAAAAGTATTTAGTCTATTTTAGTAAAGAGGTACATAAGATGCACGTTTGCAAAGTCTTGTACTGCTCTATTGATTTTGTTGCACTGATCTTTATGCTTTAATATTAAACTGTCGCGGTGTGTTCTACGCATTTCAATTTCAAGATTGCCTAATTTTGCAACTTCACTTTTCATACCCCCGATAAACTTTACAATATCAAAGTTAAATTCAGGTGATGTTTTTGCAAAACTTCTAAGTTCTGTTTCAACTTCATTCCAATCTAAACTGTGTGCAACTTCTTTCATGCTAGTATTTAACACGAAAGTTTAGCCATAAAAAAAGGGCGACATTTCTGCCGCCCTTTTAATACTGTAACTACTCTATCTATTAAGAGAAAGTAATTGTATTAGGTGTAATAGCAACTTCACCTAAGTAATCAGCCGCATTACCAAGAGATGATGCAGAGTTTGATAACTCAACATAACCATATCTTGTCATGAAGCCAACAACTGGTTCAAAAGTTGCAGGATCTAATACAACACCTGAACTCATTAAAGGAATGTATGGGCAGTAATAAGCCGCCGCATCAGCCTCAGATGAGCCTTTGTAACCAACTAGTACAGCAGTGTCGTCTTGTGCATAAGCGTCAACGAATACTTTCATAGAGCCGTTCAAAGTACCTACTAATTTAGTATTAGTTGGAGCCTCGAAAGTACCTTCTGTAGTTCTTGCGAACGCAGAAGTTGTAGCACTTTGAAGTACAGTTAATGCTTGAGCAGAAACAACTGCCCAGTTACCAGCACCTCTACGTGTACGTTGAGCGATTTTGTTAGCAACTCTGTTAATCATAACAGCAAGTGCCGCGTGTTCATCACCAACGAATGTAGCAGTACCAGATACCGCAGTTTGGTTGTAAGTTTCTTCAGTTGAAGCAAGTGTTCTTAAAGAACCCAAGATTTCTTGGTCGATCTCAGAAGTAATTTCCTGAGCAAGAGCGGCCATGATTTCTGCTTCAATGTCGATTCCTTGTTGTGCCTGAGCGTCTTGTGCCGCTTCAAATGTCCAACGAGCAGATAATTTACGAGTTTTCGCTTCAACTGCTTGTTTTAAGATTTGAATTGACATTTTTTTACCAGGTGTACCTTCTAATGTAGCAGTAGCATCTGCACCATTAGTAGAAGCATTACCTGAATAGCCTTCAGCAATTTTGAAAGGTGATAGTGCCTCTTCGCCTGCAACTGCAGAATCGAAAGTTTCAGCATATCTTACTCTCAATGTGTGGATTTGACCCACTGGACCTGTCATAGGTTGTACACCAACGATTTCGTTAGCAATAACGGTTGGCATAACACGTCTGATGACTGGAAGAATAACACGGTTAAGTGTTGCTACGTTGCCGGCACTTGTTGCACCAGATGAAGCCGACTCAGCGAGATACTTGCGAGTGTTCTCGAGAGTGACATCCATAACGCTTTTCTTATGACCATTAAGGCCTTCTAAAAGAGCGTTCTTCGTTTCTTGCCAGTTTTCTTTTAGTATGTCTGACATTTTTTGTCTCTCCTTTTTAGTTTAATCCCGCTAATCTGCGGAGTTCAATTAAGTTTGATTTTTCCTCTGTAACGATTTTGCTTGCCTTATCACCTGTTACTTCAGATGCTTCGGTTAACGCCATACGCTTTGCTTTAATAGCCGACTTGTCGTCCATTACAGCAGGAAGGTACTTATCAAACGCTGTGTGCAACTTATCAGTTGCAACCGATTCCAATAGTTCTGACATGATTTCTTTCTTGTCTTTACCTAATGGAGCCAACAACTCAGTCATCACTTCAACACGTTTTGCTTCATCTTTGGCTTTTGCAATTTCTTGCTCCTTTGACTCTACAAGTTGTTGTTTCTCTGTGACCGCTTTCTTAGCCTCTGCTAGTGCTTCATCTTTTTCTGCAACGATTTTCATCAACTTAGAAGTTTCTGATTTTTCGTTTAGATATGATGTTTGATATTCATTAGCAAATGCTTCGAATAGTTTTCTACCAAAATGGTTCTCTCTAGCACCCTTGATATCTTCTTTCAATTGTGTGATTTCTTCTGCTAATTTTTTGTTAACAGATTCTTGAACTATTTTAGCGGATTTCTCAATGAAGCGTTGTTTTACTTCACTTAGTTTCTCTTTGGCTTCTTTTACAAGTTTTACCTTGGTTTCTGCCAAATCTTTTTTGTCCTCTGCGAACTCGTTAATTTCTTTTGCTAATTGCTTAACAACAAAGTCTTCGAGTTTACCAAAGTTTTCTGATACCGCTTTGCGATCTTCATTAACTTCAGCAATTTCTTTTGTCAATTGTTTTAGAACAAAGTCCTTTAACAATTCAGAATGTTCGCTTACTTGCTTTTTATAAGCAACTCTTGCTTCCGCAAGTGCTTTCTTATCTTCGGCAAATTCAGCAATTTCTGATGACAATTTCTCGGAAACCATGCGATCAAGTGCTTCGACCATGGTTTGTTTATCATGTTCGTAGCGTTTCGCAAACTCTTCACGAAGTTCTGCAGTAACAACGTCTCGGTTTTCTTTAACTTTCATCTCCCACGCATTAGTAAGTTCGGAACGTACTTCCTCACCTAGGATGCCTGTTTCAAAAAGTTTGTTAAAAACGTCACTCATTGGCTTCTCCTCATTATTTGTTACTGCAAGCCTTTTATGACTCGTAGTATCTGTTCTTTAAGATACTTCTGTGCCTTTTGATCATTGCTGATCTCATGCACCATCCTCATCGCACTAAGTCCACCTCGTGTATTCATGATGTGTTCATAGATTGGTGTTGGATAGGCTCCCGGTGCACTAGGTTGTGCCACCACATCAACTGTGATGATTTCGAAATCGCTAACTTCGCCTGTTGACTCGTTAACATTTCCACTACCCCTGCTGGATACACCTAGTTTAACTCCGCTTTCCAGCATTGTTTTAACCAAATTACCCATGGGAGTTGGCAAGACTTTCATCTTGCCGAACCCGTTAGGACCGTCCATCCACATATCTGTGATCATATGCGATACACGATCCAAATTTACTTTCAAATCATCTGGGTGATCTACTTCACCAAGTACAGAATAACCACCGTCAATTTGATCCTTTAGGGTCTTTACAGCGTTGCCTATCTCGGAGACAGGGTAAACACGCTGGTTAGCGTTTTTGACACCACCCTGAATACAAATGCCCTTTAAATAAAGAGATTTATTATCCCCTTCACCTTGTGACTCTAAAGTGACCTTTGCTTGGTCGAATGTCAAATTTTCACGTAAGTATAAAGACGCCATAGTGGCTTATCTCCTTTTACTATAAAAGTTACTCAGCACTCTTTTTAACAGATGCTTTCTTAAAGGTATCGCCGGCTTTTGAACCTGGTTCATTCTCGAAAGACATTCCCATATCCTTGGCCTTTGGTGCCTTACCGCCTTTTTCTTCACCACCTTGTGCAATGTTTTTAGCATTAGCACCACCTTCAGTTCCACCTTTCGATGCTACTGGAGATTTGGTGTTATCAGCACCTTCTGAATTAGAAGGAGCAGAAACTTTTTCTACGTATTCACGCATAGTTTCTGTTGCGGATTTGCTTTTTGCTCCCTCCATCGGCATTTCTGCAGATGTCAGTTCGGCTTCCACTGATTCTTCTTCTGGCTCTTCGTCGCCTTCTTCGGCTTCTGCTTCCATATCTTCTTCAGCGCCCATGGCAGCTTCTTCTGGAGATTCTTCAGGCAGGTCACCATCTTCGCCTTCGTCGGGCATGGCTTCATCTTCCATATCCCCATCACCCATTTCTTCTTCCCCTTCTTCCTCTTCACCACCTTGCATAGCGGACATCATGTCTTCTTCACCAGAACCGTCAGCTTCATACTGACCATCTTCTGGCA